TTTGTTCCTTCTGGTTCAATGTTTGCTTTAACTGCATACAAACTTTTTCTTAAACCATTATCACCATAATCCATATCTGGTGTTTGAAACTGTGCATTTATATTAGAACCATCAAAACTATTTCCAGTATCTAATTGATATACATATCCAGTTTCATTAGAACCAAATTGTACTTCTTTATTATTTATATCTAAGTCTGAAGTACATCTTTTAATTTCCATACCAACTGTTTCACTCCATTCAAATGCAGGAACACCATTAGCATCAAATTTAAAAGTTCCTATAATTCCTTTTTGAGCAGAAGCTGCTTGACCAGATTGAAAATAAAATAATCTGTATTGACTTCTTTCTCTAATAACCATACTAGATATTGTATAGCTAGATATATTATCTAATAAATCATTTATAAGTGGTAATATTTTTCTACTAATAGAACTTAATTCAACATCACCAATTCTAGCTGTACCAGCAATAGTTCTTAATCCATCAGGTGCTAAGAATATTAAATCTCCACCTATCTCTTGGATTGTATTTCCATCTACACAACCTATATTTTTGGTTACTGATTTAAGTATAGGGGTAGAATCTAGGTTTGTCAACTCAAATATACTATTTTTACAGAATATAACTAGACTATTTCTAAATACTTTTATACCTACAATTACATCTCCAGTATCTATTGTACCTGCAGAAGCACCAGTAAAATCATATGGTTTTAATCTAGTACTATATGCAACTGTACTATCAGCATTTGATTGACCAGCTACTATTAATCTTTCAGAAAATATTGTACATCTTTTAGGATTAATAGGTGTAGACCTTTCTAGTGTTTCAAAATAAAATACATTAGAACCACTATCTAATTCTATTTGAAATTCAGCTATCTTATTATTACCATCTGTAATATAAACAGTACCATAAGTACCTTCAGATGTATAATTAACAAACTCAATATTTGATTGATTTGTTCTAGCTACTATTGTTGCACTAGATAAATCTGAGGTAGACATACCACTTTTTTTAACAGCTTGTCCACTTATACTAGATACTACATTAAAATCTAAAGTTAATACTGTATCACTTGTTATAGATAATACTCTATAGTTAACATTATTAATTTGTATTCTATCATTAACAGCAAACTCTGTTGTAAAAGCTGTACCACTTCCAGTTACTGTTGGACTACCTGCTGTTACAGAAACTGTTCCTGTTTTAGTTTTATAAGTATCTTTATTAATTTGAGTATAACTTGTACCAGTTGTACTCCAATAAATATCATCTCCTTGACAAACTATTACACCATTTGCATAAGGAAATAATCCTTCTATAGATTCTGTTGAAACTCCTGAAGGTATAGCTGAACTACCTCCACCAAATTTTGTATAACCACTTATTCTTCTATATCCACCAGTTGTAGAAGATTCAAAGTTTTGTAATTTAGTTGCAGCTCCTGGTGTTCTAAACAATGCATGAGAACTAGATACTAAATCTAATCCACCTTGTACTGTAATGGAAGCTCCTTGTGTTGGCATTTAGTTTTATCCTATGGTAATAAATAAGTAAATCTTACATCTGACATATACTTAGGTTGTGGTGAATTTAATTTGTCAGACATTTGTTGTAAACCTTTTTTATATTCGTCTAATGCTAATTGTGATTGAGCAATATTATCTTTAAATTGATAAATATAATATCTTGCTCTTGCTAATAATACAGGTTTGTATTGTTCAGGAAATAAAACTTCATCTGTATCATTTGATAATTCAGATGGTCTATTATAAGCATTAAAATAAATTCTATATACATCATCAGGTATTGGTGATAATCCAAATCTTCTACCATCAGAACTTCTAATAACTCTTAATGGCACTCCATATGCAGGTGAACTACTAGATTTATCTAACTCTTCACTTCTTGCATAAGTATTTCTCCATACATCTAATGTAATAAAACCTAATTTATTAATTGTATGTGGAGCAGATTTACCTGATACTCCTTCTGTTGTTGCAGTAAATCTATCCCAATCAACTGCATCATAATCAGCATCTACATTTGCAGAACCAGCTTTTAAAAGATACCATCTAGTACCTGCTACTGTTTCTATAAATGTATTTCCATAATATTCATTTTGAGGAGTATTAGTAGATAACCATGCCCAATTATCTACAGCATCTACAATATCAAAATATGCTCTATTAACACATTTAGTAACTTGTTTTTGAACTCCTACTGCACTAGATATACCAGTTATTTCAGGTTCATTTATTTCTACAAGTAAGTCATTTACTATTGATAAGTATGTTTTAGCCATTTAACAATTCCATGCTCTTAATGATTTATTAATTCTTGAATTAGGGTCTCTTGCTGTTTTAGCTGAAGTAAGTTTCTTTTTCATTCCTCTCATTCTAGCACAGAAAGATTTTCTTCTCCCTTTATCTTTTTTAGTTTTTGGATTCGGTGCAGGTGGTTTTAAATTTCTTTTCTTACCAGTCTTTGTACGACCTTTATTATAAGATGCTCTGCCTTTTGCATTTAAACCACCTTTAGGATTCTTACCCTCTTTTCTAGTCCAGGCAGGTGAAGATAGTAATCCCATTTTATTTATTTCTTTTTATTTTTTTTATCTTTTGAAATCTTGATAACCATTACACCACCATGACCTTTTTTATTTCTTGAAACTTTTCCACCATATTTCATCATAGGTTTCTTTTTCATTCCATATCCAGGCATATTATAATCTCCTTAAATTATTACTATTAAAGCTACAACTATTACTGCAACAGCTATACAAACTTTTTTATGGTTAGTCCATAAATGTTTTACATCTGTAGGTATACATTGTAATTTTGATTTAATTTTTTCTATCATAATTCTGTCTCCTTAATTAAGATAGAGGGGTATATTACAACCCCTCCATCAGTATATTTGTACAGACTAAGTATTAGTCGATTTTGTAGATAATTTTACCTACAGCTTCAGTTCTTAATACTTTTCTACCCCATACCATTAGACCTCTAACGATATCAGAGAATGTACCTGTATCTCTAACAGTTTCTACTTTGTTCATAGCAGATGCAGCAGATACTGCACTAATATGACCGAATAGAACTTCTGGTGCTGTAGCAGAACCACCTGCAGATGAACCAGTACCTGATAAGTCGTTAGTTGGAAGGTTAGTAGATTTGTACATAGAGAATCCTCTAAGTTGTCCAGATGCAACTAAACCATTTCTAATTGAACCTTGACCTGCGTTGAAGTCAACAGTTAACAATTTAGAAGCTGTGTTTGATAGTTGATTGTAAAACTCAGGATGAGCTACGAACCATCTTCCTTCTTCAGGAACAGAAGCGACATCTAAATTTTTAGCAGCAAGTGCCATTTGATTTAGAGGGTCTACTTCACCTGATGCAAATCCGATATCAATCGGAGCTGCAGTTGTTCCCATACCAGCAGATGTTCCTGTATTTGCAGTTACTCCAGCAGAGATAGCAGCTAGGATGTTAGCATCCATTGCATCTCTTAGTTTGTAAGCAGCATTGTCAGAAGCAATTGCTTGGAAATTGACATGAGAAAATCTTCTTTCTAAATCATCAATTTTGAAAGAAAAAGATTTTGCTTGGTCAATTGTAAGAACAAGCTCTTGGTCTGTTAAGTTAGTAGAAGTTACAGCAAGACCTCTTGTGTAATCTGCTACTGTTATTTGAGGTTCTTTGATGATGTTTACTGTATCACCAAAGTTTGAAATCTCACCCATATAGTCTGTGTTACAGATTGCTTCTGCAACAGCAGCTCGTCTAAGTGCGATTTGAACTTTCTTAGAATAGATTTCAGGAATAAAGAAACCATTAGTTTGTCCAGAAACCGAAGTAAGAAAGTTATTAGTTGAACCACCTTGAAATTTAGGCATAGTTAAACTCCTTTTCTTAGTTATTGGTTAATAAAAAACGAAAGAAAAATTATCTAATTCTTCCTTCCCTTTGAGCTTTTACAATATCTTTTTCATACTGCATAAACTCTTCGTCTGACATTTTTGAAATATCAGAACGATTGAAAACCACTTCGTTAGATTGAGGTACTTGAACTTGTTCTCTAGTTTTAACTAGCAAGTCTGCACCTTGATTTTGCGTTGTAGTCTTCGTTTCAGTTTTTTTATCTAAACCAAGTCCTCGGTCCTTCTTATATAAGTCAATTGCTCTTGCTGCAAGTTTACCATCCGAGTTGTTCTCATAAATCCATGATTTAATTTCCATGGGTTGTGAGTCTGCCCAGTTATGAAAATCATCCGATTCTTTAATTTCACTAAAGTCTGGGTGTAATCTTCCTAACTCTAACTGAGCTTCTCTTTGAGCTAAAGCTTGATTTTGCTTTTTCAAAGAGTCAACTTCTTCTTGTAGACTTGACATCTGATTTTCAGATTGCAAGTGAGATACAGTTTCCACAACTCCATATATGTCAGGATAGTCTTTCTTAAAAGAGTCTAACTCTTCTTTAGATTTTGGTGGTGTATACTTAGGTCTATTCTCTCTTAACTGAGTCTTGAGGTCATTTTCCTTTGATGTCCACTCACCTAACTTCCTATCGTTTTAGGTCGTCATATCTTTTTTTGTAATCAACTTTGTTATAAGGGTTAGTTTCTACATTTAATGCAGAATCTTGGACCTTATCCATAGTTGCTGTAGTATTTTCTGTAGAACCTTCTGGGTTACTCGTTTGAGTAGTAGCTTCTGGTTCACTTCTATTACTATCAGGGTTTGGCACAAACAATCCACTATCAGCATTTTGAAGGTCAGTTGGCATTACATTATCTGTGTGCCAAGACTTTTTCATGTTGTAAGGATTTGCTTGAACTTTGTTTCCTTCTTTGTTTTCTTCACTCATATTGTCCTCCTTTAGGGCTTCTTAACTGAAGGTAGCTAAGGTAGGTGTTTGGGTTTAAAAACAAAACTACAAGGGCTTCTATTTCTAGAAGGTAGCTTGTTTATCCACAGAGTT